TAAAAGGTAACACAAGTTTAATACTGAGAATAACGGAGAAAAACCGATGAACCTAATGAACACCATCAGAGAGATGGCAGAAAAGAAAGGTAGTCCTCCTTGGGATACAGGGAAACAGGACTACGCAGGTGCGGCAAAGGAACTAAAAACCTATGCCATGAAGGATGGTGGGATTGATAAGAAAGACATGCTTTCTGTTGCCAATCAACTTGCATCACTGGAAAAGCAGAAGTCTGCTTCTGTTTTGGCAAAGATGATGCGTAACATCCAAGGTCTCGATACAGACGTGCGCGAGAAGATTCAGAGCATTCTGAAGAAGCACGGATTGACTGAATCTGTGATGGAAGCATGGTTGGCAGAAGCACCAGAAGATGATGAACCTGCATCCGAAGATGAAGGGTCTATGGCAGAGCAACAACTTTCTTTTATTGCATACGCGGCAGATGAGTTAGATCAGCACATTAAAAATGGTGGCGATTTCCCAGAGTGGATGCAGAACAAGTTGTCAACAGTCAATGATAACATGCAGTCTCTTCATGCACAGATAGATCATGGTGAGATTGGTGATAAGGAAGAAGTGGACGAAGGATATTCACCTAGAGAAATCAAGATGGCAATCGGCATTGCATCAGATAAGAGATATGCTGGTGGTAATATGACTGGTGCTGTAAAGGCAATCGAGAAAATCAAAAAAGGATTGTCGGATCACAAGCAAGTTGCAGCAGTTCTAAAACGCCAGAACGAAGATCTAGAAGAAGCAAAAGAAGTTCTGTCTCGTTTTAGAGATGACAAACTGAAACAGAGTGTTATGAATCTTGCGACACAAAAAGGACTAAAGGTTAAGGAAATGGGAGACAAACTTGAAGTCTCTGGTAATGCCAAAAAGGTTATGGACTTGACACTTGCAGTTCAGAAACATGATGTTAAGATTGAAGAACTTGAAGAAGCAGTCAACATGGACAAGGTTCGTAGCACTTACAGTAGCATCATGAAAGGTGATCGTCGAGGTCAACCAGAAGAAAGTGAAGTTGGCGATTACATTCCAAAGGGTATGACCAAAGCAGACATCGCGGCACTGATCAAGATGCTTGCAAAGCAAGGGTATGATCCAAAGTTCCTCACCAAGGACTTAGCACCTTTGGCAGAAGCAAAGCGTGACCCATCAAAGTCTGGTGGTTCTGGATACGACTTGTATCACAAGGACTTCTCTACTGCTATGCAACACGCATACAAGTACGCAAAGGACAAGTTGGGCATCACAATCGATCCAAAAGAGATCGATGACAAAGTTGCATCTGGTCCTCGCAAACCATCTTCTGGTAAGACAAACACTTATCGTCTGAAGGGAGACAAGGGTACAGTGCAGATTCAAGTTGCCAACTTGGACAACAAGAAGTACGAACTGAACATGTACAAAGAGGAAGTTGAACTGGACGAAGCATTCACTACTGCCATCAAGTTCCCTAACTACTTCAAGTTGGATCAAAAGGAACGCGACAAGATCATTGCTATCTACAAGAAGTATCGTGGTAAGGTTAGTTCACAAGTAGGAAAGGATGGTAGTGTCACTGTTGATGGCGATGCTACTTCTATGCGTAAGGCAGAAGCAGAACTCAAGAAGGCAAGTGTCAAGTTTGTTGCCACTGAGTCTGTTGAAGAAGGCAGAGTGTATGTGAAAACGCCCGAAGGAGATGCCTATGACGCAGGTAAGAAAGCAGTTGAGAAAGGCATAAGTTACGATAAGAATCCCAACAAGAAGGGGACGAAGGAATACCTTGCGTGGTCTAAGGGTCACAACGATGCTCGTGCAACTAAGACTCCTAACAAGCACTTTGGTCAACCACGACTAAGTAGAGAAGAAGTTGAACTGGACGAAATGTGTGTTCTTGCTACAGTCGGTAAGACACAAGTTGTCACAAAGGGCGACGGTGTAGCACGAGTAATGGTTGGTAATAAAGAAGTCGCATCTGGTGATCTTGATGATCTCGCAGGCGGATGGTTCATGTCTCGCCCGGGTGAAAGGGGACAAAAATTCTTTGATACAGCAAAGGCAATAGCAAACTACTATAAAGAGGAAGTAACAATGGCAAATGTAAACGAAGCGTTTAATGCAGAGTTTGGAGAAAAGGGACTTTCTCTTGAAGACACTCTTCTGCAAATTTGGAACGAAGGTAAGGTCAAATCAGAAGACAATACCAACGACAAATCTGATGATGGTGAGGGAATGGATAAAGTTCAACCCAAAGCATTGAAGAAAAAGTTCAAGGATCGCAAAGACAAGGACATCGACAACGATGGTGATGTAGACGATTCTGATGAATACCTACACAAGCGTCGTCAGACAGTCTCTAAGGAAATCGAGAATGAAGAAGATGACGTAGAGAATGGTGAGGGTGGCGAAAAGACTCCTGCTGATAATGGCAAGAAGAAAAAGATGCCGCCTGTAAAAGATTCAGATGATGCTGAAGTAGAACAGGATAAGGAAGTCTCCGATAAGGAAGATGAACCTAAGAAAGATATCGGTAAAAAGGGCAAGCAGACTAAGGTTGATGTGAACCCAGATCTTGATGAAGATATGTCCGATAAGCAGAAAGAGAAACGTGAAGAGATAGTCAAGGAACTCAAAAAGAAACAAGACTATTTTGAAGATAAGTATGGTGATCGTGCGAAGGATGTTATGTATGCCACTGCTACTAAGATGGCAATGAAACAAGCATAAATATAACAAGTAAACAATAAGGAGAGACAAAATGTCACTTTGGGGAAATAAAGATTCCAAGACAGTAGCAGGTTCGGTCACAGTCACTGCGGCAAACTCTACTGTTGTCGGGTCGGGTACAACTTTCACTAACTTTGCGGTTGGTGACACAATGAATGTTGGAGAGAACGATTACGTTATCACTGCGATTGCAAACGCAACCGTAATGACTGTTCGTGCTGGTTCAACTGGTGGAACACTGAAAGGTGCTCAATCAAACGCTAACTATGTCATTTCAGAAAAACCTCTATACATTGCATCAGGTCAAGTCGGTGGAGACTTGGGTACTGTGTATGGTGTAGACACTACAGAAATGGCATTTGCTAATACTGGTTCTGGTGAAGAAGCACACGCTGTTCCTCACGCAGGTTGGGTTAAGCGTACAGCAGGTACTGGTAACCGTTCTGGACGTTTTCACTATGAAGTGTTGGTGGCAGGTTCATCAATTTCTGGTGACGCGGCAGACGACGCAGTATTACCAGAAGAAAACTAAGAGGACTAATCAATGGCAGACAAGAAGGTTACGGAACTTTCGGCAATCACTTCTCTGAGTGGTGATGACCTTCTTTTGGTCGTCAACGATCCGTTAGGGACACCTACTTCACGCAAAGTAACCCTATCGAATATGTTTGCCAATGTAGTTCCAACGACTACATTCAAGGGAACAGTCAACCATAGTGGTAATGCTACGTTCACTGGGACGACGATAACTGTATCTGCTAACCTTGCGGTGACCAGTAATCTGTCAGTAAACAGTGTTGCAGTACTACCTGCAATTCGTGATCGTATGCAAGTAGCAAACGTCACAAATCTGTTTGTGACAAACACTGCGTTCCAGTCCTACGTTGCTAACACTAACAGTAGATTCCTTACTATTACTGGTGGACAGCAAGTTTCAAACACCTACTTCCAAGCATACGTTGCTAATAACAATCTGAACTTGGCAAACAATTATGTCACGAACACTGCGTTCCAAGCATACGTTGCAAACACCAATGCTTTGATTGGTGGTGTTACTGTCACGAATACAGACTTCCAAGCATACGTTGCAAACACCAACACTTACATAGCAACTAAAGCAAACGAGTCTACTTTCCAATCTGCGTTGGCAAATACCAATTCATGGATTACGGGTTTGGATGCCACACTTGTTGCGAACACATATTTCAATGCGTATTTCAGTAATGCGACATTGAGTTCTGTTGCTAGCGTTACATTTGAAGAAAACCAAGACGTAACCTCTACGAGTTCAAAACAACTCAGATGGGATTACGATAACAAAACTGCTTCTCTCGGATTAGAGAATGGAACAGTATTGCAACTTGGTCAAGAACAGTATACCTTAGTCAGAAATGCAACAGGGTCAACTATTAATAATGGAACAGTGCTATACCAAACTGGTTCGTCGTCTGTCAGTGGTGACACATACAAACTGACGGCAGCACCATATACAAGTAATGGACTGATTGACCCAAGTAAATTTGTAGGACTAGCAACGTCTGATTTTGATAACGGATTGATAGGTTATGCAACCACGTTTGGATATGTTCGCGACTTAGACACTCGTGGATCTGTATCTAATACTGTGACTGATGGCACAGAGTCTTGGTCAGCAGGAGATAGTCTCTATGCTCATCCAAGTTCAGCAGGGAAACTGACCAATCAGAAACCCAAAGATCCAACCAATATCGGATATGTGGTAAGCGTCGGTCAGACTGATGGTGTCTTATTCGTAAACCCAGTTATTCAGTCTCCAGATCAGGTACATGCAACGTTTACTGTCACTGCTAATGGAACAACTGGGTACTGCTTTGCTGGATCAGGTGCGGCAAACACAAATAATGAAACGCTGTATCTGTACAAAGGGTTCACTTATAAGTTTGACAACACAACAGGGGCATCACACCCATTCCAGATTCTGAACACCGCAGGTGGATCAGCATTCTCTAATGGCGTGAGTGGATCTCAGTCTGCTGTACAGTACTTTACAGTACCTCACGCACAGCAGAGTAATCTGGTCTACCAATGCTCTATACATAGTGGTATGCAAGGAACTTTAGTAATAGTATCATAATGTTTGAAAACTTGACGGAAGAGAACTTCCAGTTATTCGCAATGAAAAACTACACGAATCCGCACTGTACGGATATGTTAGAATTTCATGATGACTTGAAGAGAATAAGATACATTAAACGCCTGTTGCGTAAGTATAAGGAAACGGGTGAGTTGAAGGAACGGTTGATTATCAATCACTTGGTTGTTTTATACAACACTTTCGATGTACGTGCGTGTACACGTATGCTGATTTTGAAGTTGGATGACCACCTAGATTGTTTGAAACCGTTCCTGATGTTTCTGAGTTACTGGAGCGATCCGATTAAACTTGGAATGGTAAACGGCAAAGCATATAGAGATAGCGATATCCCCTTAGACTATGGTATCGTTAAATCGATAAGGAAAATAGATGGCGAATAAAGTAGTTGACTTGATTCTTATCTATCAGTTTCTGAAGAGACTGACTACCCCCTTTGAGAAGACTAAAGCATATGAACTTGGTCTGATTGAGAAGGATGGTAAGCGTACAGATAAGAAGATAGAGACCAAAGAAGAAGAGGAAGCATATGGATACTTTGATCGTTTGGTGTTCAACATCAAGCGACTCATCGAGAAAATACCCGGTGGCAAGTCTCGTCTCGGTTCCTATGCGGCAGCATTATTCCTTATTAAGGAGTCTGCCAATCCAAAGAAGAATTATACAGAAGAAGAACTCATAGAAGGGTGGATGACTGCTATGAATGACCTAGAAAAATCTACAAGTAAAACACTAAAAGAACTTGTTGAAGACGCACCAGCAAATGCTACTGGAGCAAATGTTGCAGGAACTGGTGACGATGAAGTTCACTGGAAACCAGATGCGCGTAAGAAACAGATGAAGTTGTTTTTGCAACGCTATCTCGCGGCATCTGCCAAGCGTAAGAAGATTAAAGAACGCAAGGACTTTATGAAGTCGTTGGGATTATGAGATGGCAAACATTCATGTCCTCAAAAATACACACAATGAAGTCGTATTAAAGATTTACTCTACGGAATCAGCAGGACAAACTCTTTCTGCTAACCTCGACAGCAGTTACATCGCATTAGATAACGAACAGTTTGTTGGCGATGAATCGGAAGTGACTATTCGCGAAATCTTTTGGGGTGCGAAGAAAGATAAGCAGATCGACTTAACTCGTGTGATTGATCATGGAGCAAACACTGTCCACGGTCATTACTATCTGCTGAACTCTGGTTCGTATAACTTTGATGGTTTCGTAGACAACGTGTATGCTAATGCTGACATTCGGATTATCAGCGATGGACCGTTTCACATGATCCTCAAACTTGGCAAGAGTATGTTTAGACAGACATGATATTAACAGAAAAGTTTATCACCAAGTCAGACTTGGATCAGATTGAGAAGTATGCTGACAAACTGTTTGCGAAGGTAGGCATCGATGTCGAGTTCACTCGTCACTTCCTTGATCGAGTGAATGACGAACGCAACAAGAAGCAGATCAGCACCGCAGAACTGACTCGTCTGTTCAAACAGACTTATGCCAAGCATGGTAAGAGGATTAGTCAACTTGGTCCTGATGCGGAAGCAGTAGTCAAGGATATGCGTACTGATATTAACATGCCGTTTGTGCTTAATCTCAAAGGCAGTGAACTCGACTTGGTGGCAAAGACCATCATGCGTAAGAAAGATTTCAAGACTCCTAACCCAGAACTGAAGGTTGAGGGCAAGAGTCTCAAGAAGATGTTTGAGTTAAAGATTGATAAACCAGTAAACCCAAAGGGACTCAAGCGTATTGAGATGCCTCAAGTTGCTGAGAAGGACTATCCAGAGTACTTCAAGTACATGGAGAGTAAGGGGTTTACAAGAAAGCAAACCAAGGTTTCGGTGCAGTCACTCAAACCTATACAGTCTGAGTTCGGTGACGCAGGGATACTTAAATCAATTAGCACGTTGGTAAAGTTGAAAGACTCCAATAAACCGATCATCGTCAGCAAAGATCTGTACGTGATCGATGGAAACCATCGGTGGTTGGCAGCAAAGAATACAGGACTTAAACAGATCCCTGCAATCATGTTTAATGGTAATCACAAAGAGGTAATGAATGCCACTTTGAAGTTCCCTAAAGTAACATTCAAAAAAGTAAACCATGATTAGATTATATGCATTTTTAATAGTTTGTGCCATTCTAGCAGGAGTTGGTTATGGTGCAATGTGGTACTATAAGGATACCCAAGCACGTATTGCTACTCTACGAGAGAACAATGCTAAGTTGGAGGTGGCAATACAGACAAGCGAAGAAAGCATTAAGGTGCTTGAATCGACTATGAAACAAGTCGCAGAGGCAAACAATAGACTACAGAATGATTTGCAGAAGGCAGAGGCATATGGTGATGAGTTACAAGGCAAGTTACGTCGGCACAATCTCACTGCTCTGGCATTGAAAGAACCTAAACAATTAGAAGGTAAGATGAATGGCGCAACAGCAAAACTATGGCGTGATCTTGAAAAGGATACTGGTGGCACTGGCGATACCCCTCCTCCTCACTGGTTGCAGTCTCCTGCCGTGGAGCAAACCAGAGGTGAGGACGGAAGTGGTAACGAAGGTGGAGAAACTCCAGATACCAACAGTACCGCGTCCAAAACCAGTTCAGTTAATTGATACACGTATCTACGTTGTCAACGCAGGCAACCTAGATAAGTTTATTAAAGAGTTTGAAGAGACTAATGGTGACATAGCGTATGTCGCACTGTCTATTAAGGACTATGAAAACCTTGCTTTGAATATTGCTGAGTTGCGTAGATTCATAAACCAACAAACAAATATCATTGTTTATTACGAGGAAGCAGTCGCGCCAAGTATAAATAATGTACAATCAAAATGAGTGATTCCAAATCAACCAAATTCGTTTATGAGCAACCAGATATCAACTTATTCGATCTTTTAGAATCGAGAAGAATAGAGGCACAAGAGCAAGTGGAGACTCTTCATAAAAGGATTGGAGCATTGCGAGACGAACTATACAACGAAGTTGCTGAGTCACACAAAGAGATCATGCGTGAGATCAGAGAGATGAAGGAAGAGTCCAAGGCACACCATGAGAAGATGGATCAGCGTCTTTCTGAACTGGAGCGTTGGAGATGGGTTGTTATCGGTGGTGCTACTACCATCGGTGTATTAGTTGCATTTGCCACAGATCTTTTTTCTATTTTCTCTTGACATCATAGACCATTCAGCGTATAATGACTGAATGAGCAATTATATCGATGTCAAATACCTAAACCTCCTATCCTCCCAACTGGGTCAGTTCAAACGAAAGAACGACAACCTGTGGAACTTTCGCTGTCCATTCTGTGGCGACTCACAGAAGGATAAGACCAAGGCACGTGGATATGTCTTTCAGAAAGAGGCAGACCTAATCTATAAATGCCACAACTGTGGTCATGGGTCTAGTCTATCCAACCTCGTCAAACACGTCAACCCAGAACTCCACAAGCAATACTCGTTGGAGAGGTTTGGTGCTCGTGTCAATAAACCCAAACAAGAGTCTAGTGGATACAGAAGCGTTGACATTCGACGACTGAGGAAACCACAGTTTCTCAAGGACACCCCATTGAGTAAGATCAAAAAGGTCTCTCAACTCAAGTGGGATCACCCTGCAAAGCAATACATAGTAGATAGAAAAATTCCCGTGAACCGTCACGCAGAACTTTTTTACGCGCCCAAGTTTTATAAATGGGTTAATGAGTGCATACCAAACAAGTTTCCTAACGTAGCAAAGGATGAACCCAGACTTGTAATCCCCTTTATCAATGAGCAGAATCGACTCATAGGATTCCAAGGCAGAGCATTCGGAAGATCACAACCGAAGTACATCACGATTATGTTGGACGAGGATGCGCCAAAGGTGTATGGTCTGAATCGTGTAGATTGGAGAAAACCTGTGACCATTGTAGAGGGTCCCATTGACTCCATGTTCCTCGACAATGCCGTAGCAATGGCAGGAGCAGACGTAGCAAGATTTGACAATGATGTCGTTTACTGTTATGATAACGAACCGCGCTCACAAGAGATCGTTCGTCGGATGGAGAAAACGATTGATGAGGGCAAGAGCATAGTCATCTTCCCAAATGGAATAAAAGAAAAAGACATAAATGATATGGTATTGAGTGGTATGGACGTTTTTGAAATTCAAAGTATTATAAGTAATAACACCTTCAAAGGATTGAGCGCAAAAGCAAAACTAAGCGAGTGGAGAAAGATTTGAAAGTACGATTAGTAAGTTACAGTCAACCTGCGGGTGAGATAGAAGGACTAGAGAATGTACAGGACATGGTTGCATATTGTGCTAGAGTATCTAATCCTGAGAATCAACATAATTCAAAGACCTCTTCTAAATTACTCGACTATCTCGCGAAGCATAAACACTGGTCTCCATTTGAGATGGCATCTGCTTGCCTAGAGATTGAGACCACTCGTGATATTGCTCGACAGATGTTACGCCATAGAAGTTTCAGTTTCCAAGAGTTCAGTCAACGCTATGCTGATCCAGTTAAAGAACTAGAATTTGTGAAGAGGGAGTGTAGACTCCAAGATACCAAGAACAGACAAAATTCCATCGAGATCGAAAAAGATCCGTCATTGGTGGAGAACCAGAGATATCAAGATCTAATTGCCGACTGGTCACGCAAACAGTCAGGAGTTATTGAAGCATGCAGAGGAGCATACGAATGGGCAATAGATAATGGTATTGCAAAGGAACAAGCACGAGCAGTTCTACCAGAAGGACTTACCGTGTCTCGACTTTATATGAACGGCAGTATTCGTTCGTGGATTCATTACATTGAATTACGTGCCGCTAATGGCACACAGAAAGAACATATTGAAATAGCAAAAGCATGTGCAGAGGCAATCTCCAAGATTTATCCTCAAGCACTAGAACTGACAAAATAATAGGAAACCCAATGGCAAAGAAACAGCATCTGGGGATCAGGATTGATCTCTCCAAAGATGAAGTCCTGTCTGATCAGGCACTTAAACTCCTCGTTGATTATTACTGTCGTGATGATGAACCATCACCACAATATGCTTTTGCTCGTGCGGCAGTCGCGTATTCCTATGGCGATATGGGATTAGCACAACGTATCTATAATGCAGTAGCAAATGGATGGTTCATGTATGCATCTCCTGTGCTCTCTAATGCCCCTCTGAAAAAAGAAAAGGTAAAGGCACTACCCATCTCTTGCTTCCTAACCTATGTACCAGATTCTTTGGAAGGACTGATCGATCATAGTGCCGAGTTGCGTTGGTTATCTGTTAAGGGTGGTGGTGTCGGTGGACACTGGAGCGACATTCGTGCAGTGTCTAACAAGGCACCCGGACCCATGCCGTTTCTTCACACCGTAGATGCAGACATGGTAGCATATCGTCAAGGGCGTACACGCAAAGGTTCTTATGCGGCATATATTGACATTGACCATCCAGATGTGATAGAATTTGTAAACATGAGAGTCCCAACAGGGGACGTTAATCGCAAGTGTTTGAACTTACACCATGCAGTGAATATCACTGATGCCTTTATGGAAGCAGTTCATAACAACCTCGATTGGAATCTCGTAGACCCAGACTCTCGTGAAGTGAGTGACACAATGAAGGCACGTAAACTATGGGAAATTGTTCTTGAGACTCGCTATCGCACTGGCGAACCGTATCTTAACTTTATCGATACTGCCAATCGTGCGTTGCCAGAGGCACAGAAGAAGTTGGGACTCAAGATACGTGGGAGTAATCTCTGTAATGAGATACACCTTGTTACTAACGATGAGCGTAGCGCAGTGTGCTGTCTCTCATCTGTTAATTTGGAGAAGTATGATGAATGGAAAGATACAACTCTTATTGCTGACCTTATCCGTTTTCTTGATAACGTCTTGCAGTTCTTCATTGACCATGCAGGGGACGAAATACAACGTGCAAGGTTCAGCGCAAGTAGGGAACGGAGTTTGGGTCTCGGGGCGATGGGATTCCACTCGTACCTTCAATTAAAACGAGTTGCGTTTGAGAGCGAAGAAGCAAAGAGTATCAATGAGCAAATATTCAAAGACATTCAAGACAAAGCAATCGAAGAGACGTTGCGTCTTGGCAAGGAAAAGGGTGAGGCACCAGACATGGAAGGGACTGGTCGTCGCAACGCACACTTGCTTGCCATTGCGCCAAATGCCAACTCGTCATTGATTGGTGGAACGTCACCATCGATTGAACCGTGGAAAGCAAACGCCTTTACCTCGCGCACACGTGCGGGTTCGCACCTTACAAAGAATAAGTATTTAGAGGAAGAACTGGATAAGATTGGAAAGAACACCGAACAGGTGTGGAGTTCAATCATTACCAATGGTGGTTCAGTACAGCACCTAGACTTCCTCGATGATCATTTGAAGGCAGTGTTCAAGACTGCAATAGAATTAAATCAAGATTGGGTGGTCTACCTTGGTGGATCACGTCAGAAGTATCTGTGTCAAGGTCAGTCTTTGAATGTGTTCTTCCCTGCAGGAGCACCTAAGTCATACCTACACAAGGTACATTATAATGCATGGAAGTATGGATGCAAGGGTATGTATTACCTACGTACCGAAACATCTAATCGTGCTGAGAACGTGGCACAAAAAGTAGAAAGAGAGCGACTCGTAGAGTTTGCTGAAACACAATCACAAGAAGAATGCGTAGCATGTCAGGGGTAAGTCAATGGAAGTAACTGTATATTCTAAAACAGGTTGTCCGTTTTGCGTGAAGGCAAAGGATTGGTTTGATTCTCATGGGTTCACTTATACAGAGAATGTATTGGACGATGAGGAACAACGTTTGGCATTCTATCAAAAATTGAATGGCAACAAGGAAGAGATTACACGCGGAACTATGCAACGCAGAATCAACTCTGTCCCTCAGATTTTTATCGACGATAAACGCATTGGTGGATACGATGAACTGATGGCACGTGCTGACGATCTGTTGAAGAAGAAGTCTGGTGGACTGATGAAGTTCTCTCAGACCTACAAACCGTTCCACTATCCTTGGGCAGTAGAGATTACGACTCGTCATGAGAAAGCACATTGGATTGAAGACGAGATTGATCTCAACGAAGACATGACAGATTGGAAGGGTGGTAAAATGACTGCTACTGAAAAGGAATATGTCACCAACATTCTCCGTCTGTTCACTCAGTCGGACGTAGCAGTAGGGCAGAACTACTATGATCAATTCATTCCTAAGTTTCGTAATAACGAAGTTCGCAATATGCTTGGTTCGTTTGCATCGCGTGAAGGAGTTCATCAAAGAGCATACGCTCTCCTTAATGATACTCTTGGTCTTCCTGATTCTGAGTATCATGCTTTCCTTGAATATACTGCAATGGTGGATAAGGTTGAGTTCATGACCGAAGCAGATCCATCTACCATTCGTGGTTTGGGTCTAGCACTTGCCAAGTCAGTATTCAACGAAGGAGTGGCACTGTTCGCATCGTTCGTGATGCTATTGAACTTCCAACGCTTTGGTAAGATGAAGGGTATGGGCAAGGTCGTTGAGTGGTCGATTCGTGATGAGTCGATGCACGTCGAGGGCAACTCTAAACTATTCCGTTCGTACTGCAAAGAACACCCACGTATCGTAGACAATGATTTCAAGCGCGACATTTATCTGATGGCAGAGAAGTCGGTTGAACTGGAAGATAAGTTTATCGATCTTGCATATGATATGGGTGACATCGAAGGACTAACTAAGGCAGAAGTCAAAGAGTACATTAGGTACATTACTGATCGTCGTCTGCTTCAGTTGGGTCTGAAGTCTACATTCCATGTGCGTGAGAATCCACTACCGTGGTTAGAATGGGTATTGAATGGTGCGGATCACACCAACTTCTTTGAGAATCGTGTTACAGAATATGAGGTTGCAGGTTTAACTGGAAGTTGGGATGATGCATATGCGGCATGAAATTAGTACTCGATGATGACGATCTGAAAGATCTTTATAAACTATATACTACAATAGAACCATATCTGAACAGGATAAAAATGCCAGAATCGATCTACGAACTCAACTGCGAACACTGCGGGAATGAATGGGAATTGTCCTATATAGAAGAGGATGATTCCGACGAACCTCTATATTGTCCATTCTGTGGATGTGATGTAGACCTCTCTGATGTTGAAGAATCATTCGACGATGATGATGACTTTGGCATTGAAGAGTTGGACTTTGAAAAAGATTGATTACGATAACCCTTGGATATATAAAGACGAACCTTTCACCTCCGATGACATTGGAGAGTATGTGGGGTTCGTCTATTTAATTACTGACCAAAGAAACGGTAAGAAGTATATTGGGAAAAAGACCCTCGTCTCTAAACGAAAACTGCCCCCACTCAAGGGCAAAACTCGTAGACGCACTGTCACCAAAGAATCAGATTGGAAAACATATTATGGTTCAAGTGAGGAAGTCCAAACTCTTGTGGAGGAAGGGACTCCATTTAAGAGAGAAATATTACACCTCGCCAAGACAAAGGGAGTCCTCTCTTACCTAGAGGCAAAAGAGCAGTTCGATAGAAATGTTCTCTTGACAGACGACTATTATAATGGTATCATACAATGTAAGATACACAAATCACACGTGAAGGATTTACTAAATGACGATGAAGATTCGTGAGTTTGAGAATGTCAAAAAATACAAATTCCTACCCGAAGATCAAAACACCAACGATGTCCGACTAAGAGAGTTGGATGATCTGGCACCGTATCTGCCAGATTGGGGACTCAACGTAGAGTTGGGTGTATACAACGGTGTGACTATCTCATGCCTTGCAACTGCTCGTCCAGATCTAGAATTTCATGGGTTCGATTCCTTTGAGGGTTTGCCCGAGGATTGGGACATGGGGCAAAAGCAAGTTAAGAGCGAAGCGTTTGATCGCAAAGGAGAATTACCAGATGTACCAGAGAACGTTAAATTATATAAAGGATGGTTTAATGAAACCCTCCCTCCTTTCTTGTCTGAGTCACTTTCTCCCATTTCTTTTCTTCACGTGGACTGTGACCTTTATAGTAGCACTGATTACTCACTGAATCTGCTGAATGATCGCATCGTACCCGGCACGATCATTCGCTTTGATGAACTGTCATGTTGGCGTTGGGTGTTCAATGAAGCATCCCCTAAAGGCAAAGCAAATCGCGTACTCTATACCACATGGCAAGAGCATGAATGGAAAGCATTGAATGAATGGTTAGATAAATATGATCGCAAAGTTGTGCCTATCTCGCGTAACTGGTTTCAAGGAGCAACAGTAGTAGTAACGCAATGATTGTATCGTACAAGCATAAATTCGTATTTGTCAAGACAAAGAAAACCGCAGGTTCCACACTTGAGAAACTCATGTTTCCTTACTTGGGACAGAAGGATGTCTGTACTGGTTCCCCACGAGACGACACTCCTCGTATCAATACATCGTCCACAGATGGGCATGCGTCTTGGGCAAAGATTCAAGCATCGTACCCAAGCGAGTTTCGTGATTACTTCAAGTTCAGCATCGAGCGCAATCCTTG